TTGCTCATCACGGACACCCTTGCCTGCTAACTCCCTAAGCGCCCGTCTAACCTGCGATGTTGCAGCCACGGCTGACAAATTAGCGCTCACATCACTGCGCAACTTGCCGCCTGGAACCTGCACCACTGAAGGCCCAGCAGGAAAAGATCCCCAATAAGCATGCCAACTACGCATACGCTCACGAGCCCAATCCGGTCGAGCCCCCCTGCGCACCAGCGTCTTCAGATTCTCACCCATGGCAGTGCAACTCTCCACAGGGTCACGCCTCTCTGCTGACTGAAAACTAGCAACCGACAGAGCACAAATCATGCGTGTGGCGGAGCCAAACGAGACGCCAGTCTCATCATATATATCACGCAAGTACTCACCATACCCGAAATCATCCAACACCTTCAGGTCCTGCCCTGGCAACTGTATGACAGAGCAGATTCTGTCCATTATCACTGCATCAGTCCAGTGTTTGACACGCTGCCACACATCATCGCCTTTATCAGACTCATGGATCACCGGATCATAACCGAACAAACGTAGAAAGCTCTGCCTCACACAATGATTGTAGGCTGCATTCTTGACCTCATTCTTGTGAGCGGTGCCCACATTGCCAGTACTCATACCAGACAAAGACCACCCTTGGTGCACCCCACCCTTAGTGAACTCCACATTATTGAATGAAAATGCTACCCACTCAGCAAACTCCAGCATGCCAGGCGCGCCAGCTTGCACTTGCCGGCAGGCCACACCATACTTGATGTAAGCATCGCGGAGTAGGAAGACGTCAAGCATCAAAACACCATTAGTGTGTATAGCGTTGAAATCAACAAAATCCCACAGACGCATTGCCCCCCCAGAAGCAGCTTGCCTAACTCTAAGCGCAAGGCGCGATACTTCTCCTGCTGCATCATTACCATGGTCCAGCCGTGGGTCACCACTCATGTGTGGAGTGATGGGGTTCAAGACGAAGCCATAGATGACATAATGCATCATGTCACTGGTCAACAGCAGCCTATTCTTGCCATCCTCAAACTTGTTGACTATAGCGCTAGATGTATAAGGTTCGGCGGCTATGACATCTGTCACAGCTTTAAACAGCAGTGTCTCCATTGCAGCCGCTTTAGACAGCCTAACGACTTCAACACCAGGTGACACGCCAGCCTGGTCCAGTGTGAGTGAGTGTAACGCGCCAACTGACGCCTCATAATCTGCCACAGCAACTCTGAACTCATCATCCTCGCTATAAACGCGCCGGCCACTCGCAGGCTCTGTCACAATCTCAGCCCCACCGCCTGCATCAGCTTGAGTGTCGGACAAAAGCCTACTCCACTTATCGACCACTTTGGCA